TAGCTCCCCTAACCGCATGATTCCGATCTTCTTTTCCTCGTCTGTTTGATTAAGACTATACATAGCCGTCGTATGCGCATACTTCCTTTTATCTTCCGAAAAGTCCGCCAGCGTAAGCGTTTCCTTGTCGTAGCTGGTTGCCGCTGCTTGCGTGGCTGTGATCAGCAAGCAATGTTTCTCCTGACTAAGTTTGCGCATCCGCTGCCATATCTTGTTGATCTGCCCTCTTCCGTCTAATCTCGAACAGTCGTAATCTGGTGCGAGAATATCCGCATAGTCGATCAAGATGACGTCTGGTACGAATCCGTCTTGCCGTTCCCACAACGTAAGGAGATTGTTGATCTCCTGCATGGTCAATGTTTCATTCGGGTAGGTGCATAGCTTGAACTTTTTACCGTACTTATTTCTCCATGTTCGCATAGCTTTATACGCATCTTTCCACAACAACGGTTTCACCGCTTCGTGATGCTCTAACCACACCGCTCCTTTCATATCGGAACAATTCCTGCACGGTTGATATGCTGTGTATTCTTTCCTTGCCGTAACCAGCATATCGTAAGTAATGCGCTTCTGCTCCATCGAAGTATCGAACAGCGGTATTCCGTATTGCTCCCGTTCTGGTTTCTCGCAAGTATCCGTCTGATTATGCCAGCAGTCTACGCACGGAATCAATCTAGCGGAACAATATCGCTCCTTGTCGCTTCGCTTGGCTAGATAGACTGCCATCCTTCGCAGTTGTTGTTTTTCTGTCATGTCACCTGCTTGGAAGAATACTACGTTGTTGTTGTTCGACATGGCACGCATGGCGAATTCTAGGAGTAGGAAAGTTTTGCCGGATTTCTCGCGCCCTGTCACAGTTATGAACGAACCTCTAGTCAACTGTTCGTTCCAGAATTGACCGAGGGCTTTCGGAAACTTTATCAAGGTTTCGCTCTGTTCCGTGAAAGCTTGCTTGATCAACGCCGGTTCAGAGAACGGATCTATAACCCGGGAAGAAGTTTCATCTCCAGACGGTACGAAAGACAACACTTCCTTCTCCGCTTCTATCACGTTGCCTTCTTCAAGCAGATGCAGAATGCCTTCGGCATACTGCTTCAACTTCCGCGTGGTGAAATACTGCTTAGTCTGGTCTATCAGATACGCGGCATTGAAGTTGGTGCTTTCGTACTCGTCACTCAAGGATTCCAAGATTTCACTGACGTATTCAATATCGTCCGTATTCATACCAGCCTTTATCTTTTCAGTGAATATCCCTTCTATGTCCCTTGATGGTGCACGGTTGTATTTCTTGTAGTATTCCACACACCATCCCGATAGCAGCTTCGCTGTGGATGCTTGGAGATAGTGAACAGACCATATCGGAGCGATTGCTTGGATGTATTCGTCCGATACAACCATTCCTATCAATATTTTCCGTTCTATAAACTTATCCGGTTTTTCCATGTAAGCCCTCCGTTATACCTCGCGGTAATCGAATTTTATGGTATGCAAACTCATTCTGCCGAGCCTAGACGAAATACGAGCATCGTCTAATTTCACCGTAAGGTCCTCCAGACTACAGTTGCTAGTGAAGATCGTAGGCAGCATGTGTTCATACCGATGGTTAATCAGACGGTACATGAAATTATACATAACGTCGTTCTTGATTCCTTCCACGCCGAAATCATCCAACACTAGATATTTCACGGTGGTGTAGTATTCGAACGGTACGGCATCGTATCGGTGGTTGTCGAACCGGTTGATCTTGTATTGCTGTTCCTCTTCCAACACGTCGAGCATGGACGTAAACTTAGCGGACTTGCTCGTGTTATAGATGGTGGCTAGTTTCAACAATGCTACGAACACCATTGCCGCTAATACGGTTTTACCTGTTCTCGTCCGATTGTTCCATACGTACAAACCTTGTCCGTCGCTGTTCCACACCTCCTCGGCTAACTGCTCGACATAAGCATCCATCTTTTCAGACCGCAGGTTCTTAGTTTCGTTTCCCAACCGCGGCGGTAGATAGTTGCGGAACACGATGTTTTCTCCGTGCAGGTTCCATTGATTCTCTCTGGCGCAAAACTCGCAGGATGGAAAAGTATATTCACGGTTGCATGTTTCGCAGATAATAGGCATAAAAACCCTCCTTTGGCTCTAGATAGCATTTCCTTGGACGCTGTTACGTTTTTTATAAAAAGACTAGAAAATATACGTCTGACGAAAAGAACATACCTTAGCGTTGAAGGAAATGCTATTTCCGTGGACATAGTATGCATAGTTGAGGGTCGAAAATCGCATATCTGAAAAAAACGTCGTAAAAACGAAATCACCTGGCGGAATCCTTAGGAATAAGATTTCCTTTACCGTCGTAAAATTCAAGTTCGTCCATGTTTATTTTACCGCTTTGTTCGCTTGGAATAAGATTTCCTTTGCAATCGTAAAATTCGACTGGTTCATCCACATGCAATCTGCTCCGACCTCCGTTCTTCCTTCGGTGCGAACGGTTGTCCTCGATTTGCCGATACTTGCGGATAAATTCGTCCATGTCACGTACCATAGGCATGAACGACTGGTCTTTGTTCAGCAAGTACCACCTTAACAGAGCCGCCATCGGCGGGGGTGTCATTTCTTCCGCTAGACTGAATCGGTATAATTCGTTAGCCCACTTAAGGATTGGATGATTCTTTCCATTGACGGATTTAGCTAGACTTGTAGCCATGTCGATAAACGCCTGCGGCGTACAATCGACGGCTAAAGCATAGAAAAACCAGCTGAAAGCTGTTTTATTCCCGTTTGAATCTTTCGAGGCGAACTCATTCCAGAGTAGGACTGGAAGAGATATTTTCGTGTTCATCTGGCCGTTCTTTATGGTTACTGCTGAAAGCAGGTGGTTCTTAATCTCTTGTACAGACCACTTCTTTCTCAGGTAAACCTGGTCTATCTTGTAGGATTGGAAGAATGTCCTCATTTCTTTTCTTGGTTGATTCCCCTTAGTATTCACCATTGGAATACCCTGCAACAATGCTGAAAGCATCTTGCAGGCAGATTGTATTGTTTTACTGGATGGATCCAGCTTATGTTTAGTTACGTTTGGAAGAGTATTCCAATAGGATATTATATCCAAAGGATCGTTGGATAATAAATTGGGTGGTTCGTCAGAACCACATAGTACGTTCGTGATATGTGGTTCGTCAGAACCACATAGTACGTTAGTACTAGGGTACTTGTTTTTATTTAATCTGTTCTTATATTTAGCCGCGGGGTTAGGGATGCGGTCAGCCGTGGGGTTAGGAATGCGCGTGTAGCACGTATTTCCCCCCTCCGTTAACCCCATTGCATCCTGCTCAAATGCATCTCGTACTTTTTTGTTGGTTCGCTCATTTATTTTTTCAATAGGTTTTTCCGTTTTGGAAAAGAGTTCGATCAATTTCAACGGATTTAATTTGTACCATTCTTTTGCAGGCATTCCTCTGACTTTTACTTGCATCATACCAGACTGGATCAGTATTTTTTTTGCTGTCATTACGAATGTATCGGACATGTGCCCTTTCTCGTAGAGTGCCTGTTTCGTGCAATAAAACCATCCTTTTTGCCGTGGATGGGCTTGGATCGTGTAGATGCTCATGTCGATGTACATGGCGAGCAATCCTGCAAACATCCATCCGTACTTTCGCACTAACTCTTTGTTTACAGGATAGTAGTTTAGTTTATGTACCAACGCATCCATAAGTTCGCACTCCTGCGAGTACGACAATTCTGCGGCATCTTCATATTTTTCCTTAAGTTTTTCTATTGTGACGGGTTGTTCTTGGTTTTTTCTTACTTTTCCCATGGCATTGTGTCCCCCGCTTTCCATGCGCAATAGTACATCATTCCAGCGTATGCAGAATCCGAGATGTAGTACCATGTCAGGTATTTCTTGAATCGTTTTTCTTTTTCTACCTTTAGCAGATTGATAGATTTGAGTAACTGTATGTGTTCTTTTATCGTTTCGATGGAGAAAAAAGTCTTTTCCCGAATCTTTTTTAGAGGCAGCGTGAACCATACATTTCCTTCATCGTCTTTGTGATACTTGTCCATTTGGGACAGTTTTCGTTCTGCTTCATTTTCGTAATACGCCGCATAATGTGGATCGTCGTGCATGGAGGCAATTTCTTTTGTTTCGATAAATAGGGCGATGAGCACCGCTATTTCTGCTCCCATGATTTTAAGTATGTTGTCATCTATGTGGAGGCAGCCCACATTAGTAACCGCCTTGTATGCGAGGCTGCATCGGGTATTCCTACTTATTTCGTATCCATGCTTGTGCAGAAATGTTTCCATATCAGGTATATTGCTATGATCCATTTTATTCCACTCCTTCCTAAAATGCTCAGGCCCTCCGGTATTACAAAAAGGCGGAGGGTTGTAAAATTTGCCCACCTCCGCCTTTCTGGTTAAAGACCGCAGATTCGCACACAAAACTCCGTGGAGTCTCATACGCGGTTTTTATTCAAACGCATCCTTCTTTCCTTTCGTAAGATTGCGCGCCACGGATTCCGTCGAAACAGAAGCCCAATCGGTTTTTCACTCACGCACTTTATGGAAGGGTGTATGCTGTACAACGGTATCAGCTTGATATTTTGTGATACGATGTTACAACCTTCCATAAAGTTTCTGCAACTTCTGGTTTTTCGCAGTCGAATCGTTGGAACGCATGTGGAGCGATTCACACCCCCTTTCATTCGTTTTCAGTGAATCATTATATTATACACGATACACACAAAGCCAGTCAAGCAGGCGTTTTAGAGCATCAACGCCTTGGAAAAAATCTGTAAAACAGCGGTGAAAAACAAGCAAGATACAACGTCCTTTTATGCATACCGGAGAAACGGAGAAACGGAGAAAATGGTTTCGAGAAACTCCCCTGGTAGGATGGCTTCCTTCTTCCTTATCCTCCTTCCTGAATCTCGTACCACCCAACGGTGTTTCCGTTCTGGTCAAGGATGTTGGGCTGGGAAATACTTCCGGTGCCTACTTCGTTGGCGGCCTTGCGAAGAATCCTTGCCAGTTCGTACTGCGGGTCCTCCGACAACAACGCCCCGTCCATATAAACACGGAGATTGAATTGCCTTCTGTCGATCGGCGCCTTTTTCATCTGGTTTCACCTCCTTTCTTTTCGGATGCTCTTTTTTCGATATGCATACTGCATACTACACCCACGTAGATAGCATTTCCTTCGATGGTAACGCATGTTCTTTTCGTAAGACGTATATTTTCTAGTCTGTTTATGAAAAGAGCAATACCGTCGATTCTCGCGCCGGTTATATACTTCGTGTTTACGCTGTACACTATATAATAACAAGGTACTCTGATCCATTTAAGCTGGGATATAGTATTTGCAAGGGATGGGCACAACAAAAAACAACGACTAGGCAAAATATCGCCTAGTCGTTGTTGGTGTGGTTTGTTTTACGTGGAGTTTACGTAGCTGGGATCAGGTGAATCTTGCCTGAAAAGGCTTCGGCGAACAATGTGCCGTCCTTAGGTGTGATGATCGTGCAGGAAAAAACGTGAACCTGGACACCGTTGATGGTTTTCAGTATGCTTTTCTCTCCCAGGTTGGCGAGAAGGAAGCTGATTGACGGTATAACGTCATCCTGTTTGTAACGGTACTGGTGTGGTTCAGGCATGTTATCTTCGAACCATACTGGTTTCGCTTCCGCCCAGTTGTTCCCTTTGATGCTATGCACCCTCCACCAGGTCTTTCTGTGGCATATTGTAATCACGGTTTTCTCGTTCTGGTTCATGTGAATCCCTCCTTTTTGTTGTGGTGCTTCTTAATACGTATTATATAATATAAAAATCATATTGTCAAGTGCCAGTAAGCTCCTTGCGCAAACAGTCGGCATCCTTTTGCGACATGCTTCCTGGATCACCTTCTATCCGTATCGAATAAGCGTCCACGCCCCTTAGAATCAGTTCCGCGGTCAATTTTTCGGATTGAACGATTGCCTGCGGATCACTATCGAACACCACGAAAACACGCTTGTACCGTTTGCTTATCGCCCTCACTTGCTGCCGTGTATATTTGATCCCGAAGGTAGCTATGGCGCAATCTCCAAACCTCCATGCGTCTGTCACGCCCTCCACGCAAATACACGTATCAGAATCCTTAGTTGGTATAGCTTGGTAGAAGATGTGCTTGTGCTTTATTATCTCTCTTGACTCTGGACACGTGATATAGCGAAGGAAATGCTTATCCGTAATGTCCCGCGTCTGAAATGATACGATACGATCATCCCACATAATTGGCATAACCAGTCTGTGAGAATAAGACATGTTGTCCATTAAACTGACAGGACCAGTGCCTTGAACGTCCCACACTCTTGCTATCACCTCTGGATCGAAGTTGCGTTTAGCAAGATACCTTTTGTGTCGTTCCGTAAGCGGTCCCGTACTCGGCGGTAGCTTGAATTTCTTATGTCCGATTTTTACATGCACTGCATTCTTTACATAGCTTTTACCACCGTATTTCCTTGCTATTTCCTTCGCTTCTTTCTCTGTTACATGTATCAATAGTGCTAGCGTTTTATAAGTTGCTTTCCAGCCGCATCTCCAGCAGACGTAGTAATTGTCCGTGAGTTCGTACCCTAGATGCATACCTGGATTGCCAGTGCAAAAAGGGCAGGTCGTATTGACCCAGCCCTCTCTGCAATGCTTATGCCCTTCCGTTGCGTATGGTACGTTAAAATCCTTGTAGAGCTGGATTATGTCCATATTCACCTCCCTGAAACAATGCCTTCAACTCTTTGTATGCATCCCATATCTGATTATGCTTCCATCCCTTGCTGCGCAATAGCCTCTGCAATTCACCTCTAGCAACTTTACCGCTGAGGCTTCCGAACTCTATAGGCGAGGTAAGAATGATCTCGCATACCTCCCGTGCCTCTTTGCTCATTTTCTGGAACAGTTCTTCCATGTTCTCTTTAGCAGAGAATGTATCAGGTGCGGGGATGCTCTCTTCCATGAACTCGTCGAAAAAGGTTACTTCCACGTTCTTCTGCGACCGCAGGTAGTTGTTCATGCGGAACGTGGCGCAACGAGCGATCCAGTTTATCAGCGGTACGCCTTTAGAAGGATCGAACGACTGGATTGCAAGAGTATATCCGACTGTGGCTTCCGAGAATAGTTCATCGTATTCCTTCCCAGTTGTTTTGTTGTACTTCCAAGCCAGTTTCCTAAGTAAATTTTCGTATTTTTTGTATGTGGCGTCCATGTGTGTTATCCTCCTTTTAGTCGTATCCGTTTTTACGCTGGAATTTATGATGGCGCGGAGCATAGCATTTCTTCTCCCTGATAAGCAGCAGCCATCCCGCTCTTTTCGCCTCGAAAGAACATTCCTGGAAAGTATCCCCGAAGAATGTATCCTTCCGTTTGTACTTTCTTTTGGAGCAGAGTTTACAGTCGCAAACCAGCTCCCTGTAAACTCTGTCCCCCCAGGTCACCCCTACCCGTATCATAGCATCTACTCCGCGTAGGTAGAAATAAGCGCGGAAAGCATGGAAGTTTCATCTAGCTGAACTCCATCGAGTACGGCTGTTATAACCTTCCTTTTTTCGTCTATCAATTCGGCCATCTTCTCCTCGATGGTATTCTTCGGAAGGAGATACCACACATTTACGGCGTTCTTTTGCCCTATACGATGGCACCGGTCTTCCGCCTGATCGAGTTCTCCAGGAGTCCAGGGCAGTTCCAGAAAGGCAACATTATGGGCAGCCGTTAGCGTGATACCAACACCAGCTGCTTTTATGTTGCCTACGAATAGTCTGATTGATGGATTGTCCTGAAATTCTTGAACAATCTCCGTCCGTGATTTAGCTGCCACCGAACCGTCTATCTTGACCGCCATCGCTCCAAACTCCTGCATGAGGGTTTCGATGATTTCCTTGTGTACAGCGAACACCACGAGTTTGTGCGGGGTAGTATCGAAGAAGTCCTTAATCCACGCTATAGCACCCGATACCGCGCCCTTAGCAGCAAGGAATCGTAGAGCTGCTATCTGGGACAGGGCTTCTGCATTCGATGCCTTCTCCGCAGCTGCCTTCCCCTTCCGTTCTGTCACCCACCCGATGAAATTGTTCTCCGCTTTACGGTACTCCTTCTCATTCGATATGGACAACGGCAGAAAGGTTCTCTGTTTGTCTGGCAGCTCCGTGAGAACATCCGTCTTCTTTCTG